GGCGGAGCTCACAAATCTTCAGGGCGAGGTCAGCAAGGATCGGGACATGGCTAGAGCACTTGACATGCATGTCAGCGATGCCAGTGATGTGTGCCATGACGTCTCGAACTTGTGGCTGCAAGCTCCAACCCATCTTATATGTTGCTCGTCCAATGGTCTTTCCCCAGTACCACTGGCCCTGCACAGGGTAGGGCCTCATACCGAGGAAGACGCATTCTTCGATGCGGGTCGAGGTCTCCAGCTTTGCGTTGAAGCCGAATTCCCCTATATTCGAAGCGACGGCAGACTTAAAGGCTGCAAGCCTGGCTGCACCCCATCGCGGGAGCATCCCTAAGGAATCGTCACCACAAACTGCGAGTCGCACGTTTGCCATTGTGCTTCGCACCATTGCCTCGGACAGCTCATCCAATGAGCATTCATGATATGCGGCGCACACACTGAGCATCGTGGCGATACCGTTCAGTACAGCGTTTGCCAGTGCGGTGTCGTCTCTGCCGCTCGCATTCATGGTCCTAGCCTGGTACTTCAGGGGCCCAATAGAACCGCCCGGGCGGCGCCATGCCGCCATCACCTTCGCGAAGTCTTGTCCCTGCTCGCCGTACAGCCATTCCATGAAGTCCCAAGTGTCGTTGGAATGGCTGTTCTCGAACTGGACGAAGTCGGACCAAAAATAGCAATGCTCGCCGTCGCTGATGATGTCCAAAAACCGCTTAAGGTCGTCAGGACACACTGAGGCATAAAACAAAGAATTGTCAACTGGCCACTTCTCCTTCAAGAGGTGCGTTAGGGATTTGAGGAACGGACCTGCAATTACATGTGTGACTTCATTCGGTGCTTGGATGATACGATCAACCATCTCCAGAATGCGTGCCACGTCACCATGCGAACATTGGCGAAAACCGGGGAGAAATTCGGTCTTAACAAACGCCTTGAACTTGGCGTATCCCCGTTTCCAGCCGGTCCGGCGGTAATCCTCACAGGCCTGCTCCAATGCCTTCCTCCGTCTAGAGGGCATCGTCTGCAGCCACTCTTCGCGCTCCATTGGTCTCGTTTGAAAGTCTGGGAGCAGCAAGTGGGCGAACTTGCGAGCCCATACCCACCGGCCAGGTTTGGGGCCACTGCCCCACTCCGTCTGTGGTACCTCCCGGAACAATCTGCACATCACGGCTTTGGCCTGCGTGTAGGCCGTAGCGACAGAGACCATTGGTGCAGCCCCGCTGCATCCAATGCCGCAGAGCGCATGGGTAAAGCGTGGAGGATTTGGGACAACCAATTTGGCCAGATCGGACTTTTCCATATCTACCCACTTGTTGACCCGCTCCCCGTACTTCGCCTGCACTCTCGCCGTGTGCCAGCACACCTTCAGGCCCTTCGCTGGGATGTTCACCTTATCCCACTTCGCCTGAGGTGGCGGATGCTGTTCGCCTGTGCGGTACACAATGCCTGGGTAGCAGGTCGGAACCTGAAGGTTCTCCTGGACCTGAAAGCCAGACCATGTGGTATATCCACGGGCGTTCATCTTCGCCGTGCAGTCGTTGCATTGGCGGTGCTTCCACCGATACTTTCCAACCGGCATTACCCCACAATTAACACAAGACTTGTGGTCACGCTTAGCGGGATGACCAAAGTTTGGTTTGTGGCGGATGAGCCGGAGGGCTGCAGTGTGGACGGCAACTGCTTGCGTCAACATTTCACGTGGTTCAAGCTCAGATGGGTCCTCCATCCCCAGGTGCTCGTTCCGAATGTCGACCAGGGGCCCCTTGGCCTCTGGGAACGCGTCG